AAGAAACTATATGGCGATACATACACGATACCGCTTGTTGCTGACGAGCCTATTACTACTTCTATCATTAACAAAGGTAAATAATGCTTATGCTTGGTATTGCAACTATACTCCAACGCCTGAAGGCTATATGCTTCAAGGTTCTCTCGTATGTCATGGCATTGATCCAATCATTGCAATTAAAGACTATTGGTGCGTATCTTATAACCCAAGTGACCCAATATGCGGTGCGTATCAAACACCTGCTTGTTCAGACTTGGTTGAAAATCAAACCACAGCTTGTACGTTACCTCACTATAGCGGTGCTGTTAATCAAAGCAGGAATTTTAGTTGTTCTACGCAAAGCTGGTCAGCTTGGACAGAAACTAGCAACAACTGCACACAAGACCCTCCAACGTGTCAGGCAAGTGTTGAAACTAGGCAACTAGCCTGTCAAGCAGACTATGTAGGTTCTATTACAGAAACTAACATTTCATCTTGCCCAGACCCTTATGGAAGTCCTGTATGGAATGGTTGGGTAGAAACAAACAATACATGTGTTAAGAGTGCTACAAACGTCACTAACGTGAGTTCTCCAGTTAGCCCTAGCTCACCCCTTAACCCTGTAAATAATCCACCTCCTGCACCACCACCTGCTGTTGCTCCAGAAGTAAACCCATTAGCTGCACCTGAACCACCTAAAGTAGAGTCAGCTCCTGTTAAGGTTGAACAACCAAAACAAGAAACTAAAAGTGAGCCAAAAGCAAAAGAAGACAGCCCAAAAGACCCACCAAAGACTGAACAAAAGAATGAGAGCAAGGAGAGTCCTAAACTTGACGTACCAAAGGGTAAAGAGCTTGTACATGGTTTTGGAATAGTCCTTTCATTAGAAATACTTAACAAACCTATTATACAACAAATAGAAATAACAGACGCATTTAAATTTGATACGGAGATAAACAATGAGTTCGGAAAAAATCAAAACCTTCAGCTTGAGCTTATCCAGCTCGGCACTTCTGAAATTGATTTTAATAGCATTGCCAATAGTAGCTGGCTCGGCATACGCAGGCATAACTTTTTACAACAAGATGGTTACGGCAATTGAAGCTGTTGACAGTTTAGATTTAGCTCCCATAGAGTCTAAATTAAATGGTTTAGAAATACAAGTTAAAGCAATAAATGAAAGACAATACCAACTGTCAGAGTCTATAATGAAAGCTAGTGAAAAGTCTTCAGACGCTATTGCCAACTCTCGTGAGACTTCAGCTATGGTATCAGGTCTGCGTAAAGAATTAGAAGCAACCGTAAATGCAATGGATGATAAACTAAATACAGTTAAACGTAGCACAATGAATCCATTATCAAAATGACATTCATTACAGAAAATAATATAGCTAACCTCTATAGTGCAATTATAGAGATGCCTATATTTGATGAATACAAATTACCACCAGCATCTAAAGTAGACTTTATAGTATTGCATGACGATACTATATGTGGAGAATATCAACCACCAGAAAAAGGTGAACCACATGTCATTACTATATCTACTGCAAGACATTCTCACTTATACCCTGTGTTAATTACACTTTGCCATGAAATATTGCATATGTGTGTATATACAGTTTCACCAAAAACAGAGCAGTACACAAGTCATAAAGGCTTGTTTCTTAAATTACAAAAACGTGTAGCCAAAATGTATGGCTTTGATCCAAAGGAGTTATAGATGTTAAGTATTCTATCAGGTATATTAGGTTTCGCTACTTCAGGCTTACCAAGTTTATTAGGTTTCTTTCAGCAAAAAGGTGACCAAAAGCATGAAAGAGAAATGGCTAAACTACAAACAGAACGTGAATTAGAATTAGCTAAAGCTGGTTTCGTATCACAAGAAAAGATAGAAGCTATTAAGCTAGACCAAATAGAAGTTCAAACATACGCACAAGAACGTGAAGCATTATACGACCATGATAAAGCACTTGTAGATAATGCAAGCCCTACAGTTAAGAATTGGAATGCTATGGTTAGACCTGTAGTAGCATTTATCTTTGTAGGCGAATTAGTTATTATTAATCTTATCTCATTAGTATGGGCTATGTGGTCTGGTGTAGACTTTGTAGTAGCATCTCAAGAAGTTTTTGGTTCTGAAGAAATGGCTATTACTGCATCTATCATTGGTTTTTATTTCGGCTCTCGTACATGGGAAAAGAAACGTGAAAGTATCTAAAGAGGCTATCAAGTTAATCCGACATCATGAAGGTGTTCGTAATAAGCCTTACAAGTGTCCTGCTGGTTTATGGACTGTCGGTGTGGGTCATCTTATTGGAGATGGCAAGTCTCTTCCAGAAGCGTGGAATAAAACATTTACAAACGAGGAAATAGATGGAATTCTTAAACACGACCTCAATCGTTTCGAGTTGGGAGTACGCAAGATGCTACCTAACGTGCCTCTTCGACAACACGAATTCGATAGCATTGTTTCTTTTTGCTTCAATCTGGGTCTTGGATGCTTTCAGCGTTCAACCATCCGTCAAGCGTTGCTTCGTGACGATAAAGAAACGGCTATGGAATCGCTAGTTAAATATTGTAGAGCTGGTGGTAAAGTCCTAAAAGGCTTACAAAACAGAAGATTGGATGAACGCAGACTATTTCTTGGTATATAATAAGTAAACTTATAACTAAAGGTTATTATGAAAATTTTACTTATTGATATAGAAGTAGCACCAAATACTGCTCATGTCTGGGGTATCTTTGACCAGAACATCTCTATAAATCAATTATTAGAATCATCTTATACCCTTTGCTATGCAGCCAAGTGGTACGGTGAATCTAAAATTATGTTTGATTCTATTCAAAAATCTGGCAAACAAAAGATGCTAGACTCTGTGCATAAACTTCTCGATGAAGCTGATGCCATCGTTCACTACAACGGTTCTAGGTTTGACATACCCATACTACACAAAGAGTTTTTATTAGCAGGTATGCCGCCTCCAGCACCTGCCAAACAGATAGATTTATTACAAGTAGCAAGAAGACAATTTAGGTTTGTTTCTAACAAACTAGATTATGTATCACAGGCTTTAGGTTTAGGTTCTAAAACAGAACATGAAGGTCATACATTGTGGGTTAAGTGTATGAACGATGATCGTAAAGCTTGGAAGACTATGGAAGAGTACAATAAAAACGATGTAGTACTACTTGAAAAAGTTTATGACAAGTTTAAAGCATGGATTAAAAATCATCCTAACCACAATGCGTATTCCGCAAATACAGTATGTCCAAATTGCGGTTCTAGCAAATTACAAAAGCGTGGTTCAGCAGTTAATTTATCACGACACTATCAACGATTCCAATGTCAAGGATGTGGTAAATGGAGCAGATCAGTGAAATCAGAACAAGTTACAAAAGAATCAGTTATCAGCATATAAGGAAAATTATGAACATTCAACAATTATGTGAGCACATGGTAGGCAAAATGGTAGTAGAAGCAGAAGCCTATTACGGTGAAGACGTGCTTATTATAATGTTAGATGACGGAAGCCACATCGAAATTAGTGGTGATGGGCTTTCCGTTTATTCAGAAGTGCCAGAATTAGACGATTAAACTAAAATCATTCAATTCTTTGTTTTGTAATTCATACAAATCAGCTTTTGTTTGAAAAGATGTATTATCACTTCTAGTTCTTACAGTACCTTTTTTATAAAAACTAGCTTTTTCAATAAAATCATTTTTATCTATCCAGCCACAAATAGTTAATATCATATTGGTTCTATTTAAACTACAAAATATGTATCTATCTACTTTGTATTTATCTTGCAATCCAATTAGATTATTTACAAAGTATGGCTTTGGCTCACAATTTCTTCCCATAGTTTTTACATCATACGTTTTATCTTTATATGTAAAATCTATTCCATTATCAAATCCATTAGATTCAATGAATGGTAATCCTAAAAAATCTAAAACAACAGACTGACCTACAATACCTCTTAACTGTTCAGAGGCATTGCCATCAGCAACACCTCTATTACCAAAGTTAGTTTTTTTTAGTAAACTTCTACAATGACTAACAATTTCATCCTTGATCGGAATGTTAATCATCAACCATTTCTAGTCTTTGTAATTGAGCAGCAACCTCTGGTGGATTAACAACATCTTCATCTTTAACTATCTCTAATAGTTTATTTTTATACCATTCAGACTTGTCTAAATCTTCCTCAAACTTGCCTTTAAAAGGGTAGCGTAAGTCGTATTTCATCTTACAACCTTTTAGGTATCCAATAAACTCTTCTTTTGTCAAGCGACTTTCAATGACATCTATTGCTTCTATACCACCTACCAAGTAATGCTTTGGATGATTTATATTATCCATATGATTCTCCTTTTAAAATTTACCTCTTAAATACTTTAAGATTCCGTAATTATAACCACGCATTGTGCAATCTATCAAGGTATAGTCATACAATAATTCATCTATACGTCTTCTATTCCATGCACTATGGAATTCTATAAGAAATACTACTGGTTGTACAGTCAAGCTCTCTAGTATCTCTATTTCTGCACCTTCTGTATCTATTTTCATGATGGCACACTCTGGCAAGTGTTTACCAGACATTACTTTAACTATCTCACCTTCTGCTCTTTGTTCTTTACCTTGAAACATACTAGCTTCACCACAGTTATTTAATCCGTAGTACATCATACGCTCACCATCTTCTTTGCCAATAGCAAAGTTTCTAATGGCTATGTCAGTTCCTGCTATATT